GTCCCTACTAGATGTGTGTAAAAACCACAAGAAGTAGGCTCGCATATCCCATACCTTATGAATACTCGATTGGGGCTGGAAAGCCTTAAACCGAGGAATCCATGGGGAACGGGTAGCTCGGTTCCACACAACAGATGCAACTTTCTCAGGGACAAAACCCCGAGTTAGAGACTTCCATGGGTGGACACGAGTTACAGTTTTAATGAGCTTCTCGGAATAAGCTGTGTACGAATTTACCCATACACCGCTCATGCTATCTTCATTAAAAGGAACGTGTGGTAGCCTCATTTCACGACAAAGTGAAGCAAGGTAATACCAAACACTCCCAAAGGGAGGACTTATACTCACCATGGTGTTAACCAGGTGACACCAGGTGGCCTTTCGACCATCTAGTGACCGAATATACTTCGGCGTAACGTCAACCCCCGAACACCAGCTCTTACCACAGGATTCCCGAAAGGGCCCTGAAGTATGAGTTTTAACGGCGTTCGGAATGAATCCGAGAAAAGCCAACATGCTAAGAAGGTCAGCTACCTTATCCTTTTCTATGATAATATCATCACCATAGACAGAATAAGATGTCGACCCAACCGCATGGCAGCAAGCAGCGAAAACAATCGTTTCAATTGAGAAGGTACTTCCGTTCCCCATACTGGAGAACTTATGGTAATCTCTCTTTTGGCCTGTGTACACTGCATAAGCAGAGCTACGAATAGCTCTCAAATACTGAAACCATCTACCTGCAAAGTTGGGATTACTCCCGCTGAACAGAAGTGCAACAGTATTATATGAAAGTGTATCAGAAGCTTGACTTAGATCAATAGTGGAATATTCCCCACTAATCGAACCTTGTCTCGCTAACTCTTGGTTTCGAGTCTGATCGGATAGGTTAATACCTACCCTATTAAGACATCTTTTTGCATATTTATCGAAAGCTAACTGAAGGAACATATTCCCTTCAGGCTCACAAGCGATAGTGCGGAAGGTCTTAAAGGACTTTGGTACGAACTCAACGCGATTTACGGAGACGAGCCTACCTACGATGTCACCATATCCGAAATAATCGGATAGCAGTGACAAATATGGGTAAGCTCCGGGAGAGCAAACGATTTTCTTGGATATTTTCAAGAAAGGAATACTCTTCCTCCTCGAACGCGTGACAGTGGCGCCTGCAGTTACACTGATTAACTTAGGAAGTTCTCTAAGAAAATCGGAGTGATTACCAAGTAGCCGATCGATGAAATTTACAGCAATCTTAATCTTCCTATCCATACCTGGAAATTCATCAGGATGTGAATAGAAGTAATCAAGACGTGTATTAGTTGCAGCACATAACTCCTCTGCCTCTTCAAAAGAGACAAGAGCAGCCAAGCGCGCTTCTAGTACACGTGTAAATTCCACATTCTTCGAAAAGAATGCTTCGACCTGCAACAAAGTTCTCACTTCTTCGACGCTTGCAACGTCGGGCGTCAAAAGTGTAGTGCAAGTAGCTAAGTCTCTATAGCGCCGGGCTCGCAATAAACCGTGAACCCTTTGCCATTGAGAAGTAGACAAGGTACTCTTTCGATCTTGCAGGTAACGTTGAGTTATCTCATAAACTACCTGTGTGGTTTCCATTATGGAATACCTCCATTTGAGAAAAGTTAATCAGCCGACTAAGGCTGGTCCCTACGCAGTAAACTACCAATAAAGGTAGTCCATCGTTCGAGCTCGTTCGGAAGTTTCTTTGGGTTTGTTATAATGAACCATAACAAAGCCCTTATAAACGACACGATCAAGCCTTAACGAAATTCTGCGTTGTGGTCATCGTCGTAAACTCGTCACTCGCAACAATATCGCGAAAGACGGCTAACGCCGCTGTCACATCGGCCGCTACCCGGTTTACGGGCGTGCGGAACTTCGCTTCAAACAAGATCTTGCTGCTCAGGTTTAACCCTGAAACTGCGTCCTGCGTGCCGGAAATCACCTGTATGGTGTCCTCCTGCATTGCAGTCCCAGAAGCAGCTACCTTACGCCTCTGAATCACGATACGAGGATCCGTACTTGCGTGTCCAGTATACGTATAAGTGCGCGCATTTCCGTTATCGGAAAATACGGTGAGAGCTGTAGACATCGCAGCCATGCTTACCTCCTGGTAAGTTGTGTTTTGACAATGATCAATCTAGTCGAAATGTACTACCTTTTATTAAAGATAGTAGTTAAGACCGGAGTGATCAACTGGGTAAACAAAGCAACAAGGTCAAAAGCCTTGAGCAAGTCTATCCGATTGTCAAATTGCGGTGATATAGATATCGCCGTTGGATCTCGCCAAATATACTGATATTCTTGGTTACACGTCATTTGATAAGAACCAGACCAACCAGCATTCCACGTTAGTGATAACTCACCAACGCGTGTGCCAGTTAACTGGAAACTTTTAGATGCCGTATACTGAGAGTTAACAGTAAGAAAGGCAATCGCTTCAAGTGCAGCACCAACATTATAGACCCAGTCCAAAACGAAACTATAGGGAATTATTTCCCATAGCGTCAGGCCTGGATTCGTAATGAAGATATCTGGTATGAAATCAGCAACTATACTCCCACGAACGCTTACTTCAATGGTCCTAAGATCATTGTAGGTCTGCGTTGAGGAAGTGTAGGAGCCTATTCTTGTCAGATCATCGGTCCAACTTATAGTTTCGCCGATGCGCTGTTTGACGCGAGTACACTGCTTCTCGTTCAACTTCTCGACAGCCTCTCGAGCATCCTGATAATCATACATCAGGATCCGCCAACCATAACGCCCTTCCAACCAGCTTTGAAGCAGGTCAGAGGGTATATTGTTGCCGGCAGACCGACGGAGGAAGATATCACGAAACTCGCTTAATATTTTAGCAAGTCGCGGGATAAGATTCCTTACCATACGGATAGTCTTGTGAAGCTCAGCGAGAAAAGTGCCAGCATCCCACCCTCTAGAATAGAGGACGGATGCCGCCAGCTGCGGATAAAGGTCGAGATTAATACCTCGATTCGATATCCACTGATGGGCTTGGAAAGGAATGGCATAATCAAAAGGATATGTGCCATTTACTGCCGCAAACATAAATGGTTTCTGGCTTCCATCTTTAGCATAATATTTATGCTCATAGATATGGCCTGGAACCGTATTTATACTCGTTAGTGAACCAGTAAGCTTTTGGCTACTGATACACTTAGAGTAATTTGTAAACGGTAGTAACTCTCCTGCGCTCTTACGCTTATGAAAATCTTTCAGATCTCGACCACTATAAATGTCGACGGTCTGTCCGACTACATACCTGGCTAAGTCCTTGGGATAGGTGGGCATGAGAATACCATTATCGGTTTTCCTCACGACCATCATCTCATTGAGTACATTTTCAATATGAAAATTCTCAGGTCTTAGCGAGCCAGCGTTTGTTGATAAAGAAGACATAAAACGATCCAAGATTCCGACTTTCCGCAAGAAAAGCCGAAAATATCGGAGCCGAAACGGATTCATGTTATTAACATGAACTCTCCC